TGGTGGTGGTGGTGGTGGTGAGGTAAATACTGCATCTAATATAGGTTCAGCTAATAATATATTTGCACAAAAATCTAGTTTAGATTTACAGTTTAGAACACTATCGGCTGGTACTAACGTTACTATAACATCTGGTTCAACTACACTCACAATAAACTCAACTGGTGGTAATAATAGAATTGGTGGTTCTGTATCCACAACAACTATTGGGAATACAACATTATCTCAAATTTCTGGATTAACAAGTGATTCAACACATTACATTAATTCCTTCGTAACCGCAAAATCAAGTGGTACTACAGCTTGGGGTATATGGAAGAGGACACTAGCGGTTACTACTTCTGGAACAACACCAACAATTAGATTCATAAATGCTGATGTTGATTCATTTTCAAGTAATTTGAGTGCAACAACAGTTAACTTTTCAGTTAGTGGTACAAATATAAATATTAATGTTTCTGGTGTTACAAATACTCAAATACAATGGGATTCGGCATATGAAATAATAAGTAAATCAACTAGAATATAATGCCGACTAATAATTTATCATCTAAATCACTTGGTAGTGTTAAACTACAAACAGGTATTGGTACACCAGACCATTTGGCTAACATTAGCGATTTTTATGTCGATATAAGTAACGCCACAGCTTATATTAACCAACAAAGTGATTCTGGTTATACTACTAATTGGAATACCGTTAAAAACGTATGTAGTGCATCTATGTATAATACTGGTACAACAGCTATTGTTTTTTCTAGTATTAATAATTGGATAAGTTTTAGTGGTGTTAGTTATAATTGGAGTGGAGAAACAAATAATGGTTTAACAAGATCTAACGGAGTTTTAACGGTATCAAATGGTGGTTCTGGGTTATACATGATTAACGCTGATGTTTCACTCTTATACAATAACATACTAAATGAAATTGATGTTGGTATTAGTATAAATAAGGCAGTACCAACAATTGGTGCCTATTATAGGGTTAGTTTACATGATGCTACCTTTTCATTAAATAAATCAATGGGTTTGAATATTAACAAAAATTTAAACGCTGGTGACACAGTGGAAATGACAATGAGAGTATTAACATCAACTGGTACAATAACATTAAAATTCGCTAACTTAGCAATTGAAAAAATATAATGGCAACAACTAATTTAATTTTAAAATCATTTGGTAATATCAGATTGGGTAGCGGTAACGGTACACCAGACCATAATTCATTGATAGGATCACTTTATCATAATCAAGATTCTGATTCACTTTGGCAAAATATTGACGGAGGTGTAATTTGGGTGCCAATGAATAAAACAATATATGGTGAAATTGGTATTAACACGAACACAACCGTAACCGCTATAGCAACTATAAATGTTTGGGTTACATTAAGTGCATTAACTTGGAATACATTTGGTGCTGTAACACTTAAAGGCTTTACTAAAAACGGTAATAAGTTAGTATTAAATAATGGTTTAAATGGTAGGTATAGAATAATATCTTCAACAACTGTTTTGAGAAGTGTTTCGGGTGAATTTGAAGTGGGTATTAGTAAAAACAGTGGAACACCAAGTATCGGTATGATTAGTTCAGCTGGTGTTAACACATCAAATACTAGCGGTAATTGTGTTATTATTAATGATATTAACTTAATTGGTGGTGACTCAATAGAGTTAAGTACTAGGTGTATTAGTGCGGCATCCAATCTAATAATAAGAAATTCCTCAATAATAATATATAGAATAAGCGATTAATATGGGTATAATAAGTGAACAAAGTCTTGGTGGTATAAGATACGTGACGATTGATGATGCATATCCAGATTATTCATCGTCAACAAAGACAATTGCAATAAATAATGCTGGTAGAATATTTTCAAATGTCCCATATTCAAGTATTTGGATTCCAATGGAAAGATCATCATATGCTGAAGCGTTAGGTTGGGAAATTAACACCAATAGTACATTTTTAGCCGCAGATAACAATATTTGGTATTTAATGGGAACTTTAGCACCTATGTCTGCTGGTACACTTAATGGGTTTTCAGTAGTCACACCAACAACAACAACGTATTTATCAGCTAATACCGACACCATAGGTAGATATTTATTTACAAGTCAGAACACATTTGAATTGGTTACATCAGCTGATGATGAAATGAATTGGGAAATGGGTATTAGTTTAAATAACTCAATACCTACTTGGGGGGTAAATGGTGGTTGTCTATCGGATAGAACCTCATGTGCTTTAACTATGTTTTCAACTAGGATTCTTAATATAAACGGTAATCTTGGTGATATTATAGCACCAGTAATTAAATTTTATATTGCTGGTGGTACTACTAGTGTTGGTGGTCAAATAAGAGTTAAAAACACCAAAATAGCCGCAACACTTATGGAAGAACCTAGTTATATGTTAAATGAGGGTTTTGAAACAGGTTCACCTAATTGGGTAACAGTTAATGGTGTTGAAAGTAATAAATGGATAATAAATTCTGGTAACTCATATAATGGTAATTATAGTGCTTATATATCAAACGATAATATAAATAACACATATACCGCTAGTGCTAAATCGATAACACACATATATAAAGATATGTATTTTCCTAAGGGTACACCTTCATCTTTTCTATCTTTAGCTTATAGATCAAATGGTAGTGCTGGTTATATTAGTGGTTCAACACCTGGTATTCAATTATCTGAAGATTGGGAAACTGGCAATTTTGGTTCATGGACAACGGTTAACGCTGCTACTAACGCTTGGTTTGTTGGGACAGCAACATCTTCTGGGGGAACAAACTCAGCATATATTTCAAATAATGGTGGTGTCGCAAATACGTATACCAATACACTAACACAGATTTCACATTTCTATAGAGATATACAATTTCCAGATGGAGCATCAACACTTAGTTTTAATTGGAGATGTTGGGGAGAAAATGGTGCGGCCGCTACGGCATATGATTATGGTTCTGTTGTTTTAACAACAACATCAACACTACCAGTGGCTGGAACTGAGGTATCTACAACACAAGCTACTAGTGGTGGTAATGGTAGGATAGGTGCTACATCAAACCTTGGTAAATTTAATCTAGGTTATGGTGGTGCTGATTCAAATTGGCGTACTGAAACTATAGATATATCATCTTGGTCTGGTCAAACTAAAAGACTTGTATTTACTTGGGTTAATGACTCATCTATAGGTTCAAACCCACCATTTGCTGTTGATAATATAGTTATTTCTGGTTTAACTGGTGGTACTAATGTTGGGGGTTTTATTTCATTATCACCGACTACATTCACACCAAGTGCTGGATCTCCAGTACCAGAAAGTTATAAAGTTGGTTCAACAGTATATAGTGGTCAGTCAGCTTTCACAACATCATTAGTGACGTTAGCTTCAGATACTAGTTTATCTGGAACAACTAAACGAATTATATTTACATGGGTTAACACTGGTAATGGTGTTGTAAATAACCCACCATTTAATATAGATTTACTTAAGGTCTATACTTATACTACACTACCTAACGATAAAATTTAAAAATAAAAATCATGCCATCACTTAAAATAGGTAAATTAAAACAAGAACAAATAACAATATCTAATTATAACGAAATAACTAATCAATATTATGCTATTTCAGAAACATTAGATTTAGATCTATATTATGATATTACATCAAATATTTCGTGGATGACAATTGGGCGAAATTTTTATGATTATGGTTTTTGTAGAAATGAGATTAAAATATTAACAAATACAATTGGTTTTGGAAACCTAAAAGATTTGGAAGAACAGAAATGCGCTTCACAATATTTTGTTGTGAGTAAAATTAATAGAGATTTAGTCCATACTGAACTTGACCAAGAAAAAAATTGGGGAAATTTAATAGTTGAAACTAAACGTAACAGAGAAGAAAGATGGTCTAAAGCTAAATCTTATATATCATATATTTTACAGCCAATATATTCAACTGATTTAGCTTTATCAACCGAAACATTAAGTAAAAATTTCATAGAATATGGTGTAGAATCAATTATTAAAGATAACGTAACTGGGTTATTTGATTGGTTGAATGATACTTACCCAACAAAAACATATTTTACACAATTACATAAAGACAAACTAATATCAATACTTTCAATAGGTTATTAATTATGGAAACAATAAAAGAAAAATACATTAGACTTAGACCACAAATTAAACAAGGTGATTTAATTTTATTTAGAGGTAAAAAAATATTAGCTAGACTAATACAACAATCAGATGATAATGCATATTATAACCATATAGGTGTTGTTGGTGAAATAGCTGGATCTTTATTTATTATAGATTCAAATAAACATGGCGTTAAACCAGATAGATTATCTGATAGGGTTTTTTCATACGAAAAAGGAGATTTTACAATATTAAAAAGTAATTGTTCCACACAAAAAATTAAATCAGCTTTATCTAAATTATTAAAAAAAGCTGATTATGTAAAATATAAATATGATTTTTTTAATGGAGCTAAAGCTATGTTAAATAGATTTTTTAAAACAAATTTTAAAATTAAAATAAATCCATATAGAGAAATATGTAGTATGTTTATATTACCTTATGCATTAGAATTAGATATAGTTTATACAGTTGTTGAGGATAATAAATTATTTTTCCCACAAGATTATATTAGATTTTTAAAAAATGGTTATTTGATAAATTAATCTTCACCATATAAACCTTTTTTAATTTCACAATTTTCTCTAATTAATTTCTCAACAAAACCAAACATCTTTAAACCGTTTTGTTCACAATATTTCTTTAAAATCTCATGAGTTTTTAAAGTTATTTTTATGTTTTTATCTCTTTTTTCCATGTTTTTATATATAAGTATGATAAAAGGTATATAAAAGTCATACTAAAATGAAAATATATTTTTATTAGTAATTACTTTTGAATAAAGCTTAATATTTATAATAAAGAACACGAAAGTAAATAATAACAAAACAAAAATAATAAAAAAAAAATTTATGTCACAAGTATTCGTAAGCCCAGGTGTTTATACATCGGAAAAAGACTTAACCTTTATTACAAGACAAGTTGGAGTTACAACCCTTGGTTTAGTTGGTGAGACAACGATAGGTCCAGCATTTCAACCAATATTCATAAGTAATTATGGTGAATTTATATCTTTTTTTGGTGGTTTAAACGCTACTAAAGTAAAAGATAATGGCGCACCATTATATGAATTACCATATGTCGCTAAATCATATTTAACTCAATCTAATCAATTATTTGTAACTAGAGTATTAGGTTTTTCTGGGTACGATGCTGGTTTAGGATGGGCAATAAAACTTGATAGTTCAATTGATACAAGTACTGTAGCTACAACAATTACAGCAACTACTTACAGTCCATTGATTACATTTACAGCAACATCTGCTGGTACTAATGTAACGTTAGTTTCAACTAATCCTTTAATTCAATCACTTATAAATGATGGTTCATTTACTGTACCATTAGCATTTTTAGGTTCATCAACTACTGGTACAACTTCAAGTATTGCTAACACATATTTTAAAACTGGGGCTAATTTTAGTGGTGTCTCTTTTAATATTTATATTAATTCAATTGGTGCTTCTGGTTCAATCATTACTGGTTCAACTACTGGTAGTGTTATAACATATTCTGGTACGTCTTATACTGATGTAGAGAATAAAGTGGTTGCATTACTTAGATCAAGAGCTGTAGTTAACGTTTCAACGCAAACACCAACTTTTGAGGTTACTGGTTCAACTGGTGTTATTTTCAATCCAATTTATTCTGGCGCAACAACAAACCCATTAGGTGTATTTTCGTTGAGTGGTAATTCAGTGACTAAGGGTAATTTTGAATATCAAATGTCATTAGATAAAACAACAACTAATTACTTACCTAAGGTATTAGGTAGAGGTGCCCAAGATGGTAACACAGCTTTATTTGCAGAAGAATTTTATCCTAATATGTTTAAAACACTTAACGCTGCTGGAAAAATTCGAGGTATAAAACAAACAACAATTAATTATGGTAATCATTTCAAAGATTATTTAAACGAATACCAACCAGCTGTAACACCTTATGTTGTTTCTGAAATTCGTGGTAATAAAGTTTTAAGATTATTTAGACTTTGGACTATTTCCGATGGAAATGCTGCAAATGAACAATTTAAAATTTCTATTGTGAATATTAAACCAGATGTTAAAGAATTTGATTTAATTGTTAGATCATTCTATGATACTGATGCACAACCAGTTGTTTTAGAGTCATTTGCTCGTTGTACAATGGATAAAACGTCAGCTAATTATATTGGTAGAAGAATTGGTACATTAGATGGAGTTTATAACTCTAGATCTACTTATATCTTAGTTGAGGCTGATGAAACATCAGATACTAGCGAAGCATTCCCATCTGGGTTTGTTGGATTACCAATAAGAGATTACCAATCTAATAGTAATGCTACTGCTGTTAACCCTAAGTTAACATATAAACAAACTTATGGAACTTTCGAAAACAAACGTAAATTTTATTTAGGTTTGTCTGAAACTGTAGGTATTGATGCTGATTTCTTTGACTACAAAGGTGTACCTACAACATCTTTAACTGATTGGACTGGAATGACGAATGGTTTCCATATGGATATAGCTGCTTCAGCTGTTACTATTGATGGTGTTACTCAAGTTATAAGCGCAACGGGTGGTACTTATTCACCAACATTCTTATTCGATACTGGTGATGCCCAATTTAGAACAGATGCTGGTGTTATTGGCGGACCTTATGAAAAATTATACGCTCGTAAATTTACATTTGCACCTTATGGTGGTTTTGATGGATGGGATATCTATAATACTAGAAGAACAAATACTGATAGTTTTTTAATCAATGGTACTTATGGTGCAGCTGGTTTAGCTAGTGGTTCTTTTGCTAATAAAACACTTTCTAATGGTGATATGGGTATAAATTCAGATTACTACGCTTATTTAGAAGCTATTTGGACGTTTAGTAATCCAGAGGCGGTTAATATTAATGTTTTTGCGACACCAGGTATTGATTCTTTTGATAATACTAATCTTGTTGAAGCTTCAATCGAAATGATCGAACAAAATAGAGCTGATTCACTATATATAGTTACAACACCAGATACTGATAGTAGTGGTACTGTTGCTTTAAGTGTAGAAGATGTTACAGATACACTTGATGGTCAATTTGATAGTAGTTATACTTGTACGTACTGGCCTTGGATACAAATTAACGATACAGAAAATAATGTATTTATATTTGTTCCACCAACAAGAGATGTAGTAAGAAATATAGCATTAACTGATAATATAGCATTCCCTTGGTTTGCGGTTGCTGGTATACAAAGAGGTGATGTTGATGCGATTAAAGCTAGGATAAAATTAACTCAAACACAAAGAGATGATCTTTACGAAAATAGAATTAACCCAATCGCAACATTCACATCTGATGGGATTAAGATTTGGGGTAATAAAACTCTTCAAGTTAAAGAATCAGCACTTAACCAAATAAATGTTAGACGACTTCTTTTACAAGCTAGAAAACTTATTTCTGCGGTTTCTATTAGATTGTTATTTGATCAAAATGATTCAGTTGTAAGAAACCAATTTTTATCACTTGTTAACCCAATATTGGATAACATAAGAAGCGAAAGAGGTTTAATTGATTTCCGTGTTGTTATTTCTAAGGACCCAGAAGATTTAGATAGAAACCAGTTGAATGGACAAATATTTTTGAAACCAACACACGCTTTAGAGTTTATTAACTTATCGTTTGTTATCATGAATACAGGTGCGTCTTTTGATAATATCTAAAAAAAAAAATAATAATTAATTAAAATAAAAAAACCTTCTATTAATAGAGGGTTTTTTTTGTATACAATAGTTTCATAAACATAACCTACATTAAAAAATTAATGGAACTAAAAATAAATTAAATTTATCTATTTTTAAAGATATTTATAATAAAGTAAAAATGATAAAATTAATTATTAATAAACGACAACATGATATGATCATATTATATGAACAATCAATAAAGTTAAATGAAACAGAAAAAGTTAACACACCAGAAGATGTTATATTAGTAGTTAGTAAGTTATTAGGCGTTAATTTAACTGGTCTTAATGATGTTAAATGTCAAGAAGCTATAAAGAATAAAGACACACTTAATAAAGTTAAAAACACATTAAATAGTGATACTGAAATAAAAAAACTTATAGATAGTTTAAGTGAAAAATCAATGGTTAACCCAGAAATTAAATTAAGTGAAAAGTCTAAAGATATTATCAAAAAATTTAATAAATTAGTCGATGATCTAGAGGATACGGATTATAATAAAACTAACCTTAAATTAGATACAGTCGCATTTGACCTTTTAAGAAATTTAAATAAAAAAGATTAAAACGTTTTACTGTAAGTTATGGTCCCACAATCATATATTCGATATATTTCTCTATCAAGCATTATTTGATGTTCTGTTTTATTAATTATATCAAAACCATCTTTACCTAATTTAGTCTTTCTAAAATTAAATCTGTGTTTTCTATATTTACCAATAATATACCAATAATTTGGTTTATTTTTATGTGTTTCAATAAACCCCAATTTTTGATATAAATCACCCTGTGACCATCTTCGATCAGCATATGATATTATTTGTTTTGGGTTATACGTTTTAATAAAATGGTTGAGTAATTTATCCGCTCCACCAATAACTGTTGTATTTAATTTACTAACAAACCTTGTAAGTTCATACCCATCATATTTATTACCGATACCCAATCTTGGTTTATTAAATAACATACAACTAACTAATTCGCTATTATAATATAATCCTAATTTAACGCTAGAATTAGTATAACCTTGTAAATGATTATTATCCATAAAAATTCGACATTCTTTAGTTGTTACTTCTTTAATAATACATTTTCTACCATATATTTTATTTTCAGTTAACCCAAGTATATTTTTAAGTCTGGATTTAACTATATCTTGTTTATTAAGCCATTCATCTTCAAATATATGAATTAACTGAATACCTTGTTTTTCACATAACTCAGTCTTATTTAAATGATAATTATTATTTAATTTTAGTTCATTATGCCAATATAATCCATTATATTCTATAGCTAAGTTATGTGATGGAATATAAATATCCAACTGATTTGGTTTAATTATTGACATCGATGAAGTTGTTGTTATTAAACCATTTAACACAATAAAATCATTTATCTCTTTTTCTTGTTTAGAAACAGAAGATGTACACTTACTACAACCATTATTACCAATATGATCATAAGGTAATTGATCGAATTCACCATGTAACTTACAAATTATTTTAACTTTAGTGTGTGAATTAATATAATCAACCAACGAATAATCGTATTTATCACCATGACTATCTTTTGCTTTTAAAATAAATTCATCCTTAGTTGAATTATATCTAGTTAATTTATTAGCGTTACTACATTTTAAACAACCTTTACCGTTAATATGTGAAGCAGCTATTTGACTGAATTTTCCATGTTCATTACATATAATATCTACTTTTATTTTAGAGTCAATATAGTCAACCAACGAATAATCGTATCTATCACCATGTATTAATTTAGCCTTATTTATAAAATCAAGATTAGTGTATTTTGGTTTTGATTTAATATTACCACATTTTGAACACCCTTGACCATTCATATGATTACTTGGTAGTTGATCGAAGCTACCATGATCTGGGCATGTTATATTAATTTTAGTTATAGAATCAACATATTTTGATTTACTATAATCATATTTATCACCATGAAATAATTTCGATTTTTTAATAAAACCAATCGTGTCAGTTATTTTAATCTTATGACATAAATTACAACCTAATTTACCCCTTAAATGTTCAGATGGTACTTGCATAAATAAATTATTATGCTCAACACATTTAATTTCTATTTTAGTTTTAGAATCAATATAATTAATTAACGAATAATCATATTTATTTAGAAAAAATAATTTAGCTTTTTCTATAAATTTATTTGTTTTATTTAATTTATTTTCCATTTCATGATATTTATTAACAAAGATACTAATTATAAATAATTAAACCTAGTATTTATAATAAATAACAATAATTAAATTAATCTAAACTAAAAAAATTATGGCTGATTTACTAATGAAAATGCCGCTTCCGTACGAACCTAAGAAGAAAAATAGGTGGCTAATAACTTTCCCAGCTGACTTGGGAATACAGCAATGGTGGTTGGCTTCAGCTTCAAGACCGTCAATAACTCAAAATGAAGTTGAAATACCCTTTCTAAATACATCTACTTGGGTAATAGGTAGATTTTACTGGGAAGCTATTGATGTTACGTTTAGAGATCCAATAGGGCCATCTGCGGCTCAAGCTATAATGGAATGGGTTCGTTTACATTCTGAATCTATCACTGGTAGACAAGGTTACGCTGCTGGTTATAAGAGACCTGTTGAATTGGAAATGCTTGATCCTACGGGAGTTGTAATTGAGAAATGGCTTTTAGATGGTACAATGTTGACTAATGTTGTTTTCGGAGACCTTTCTATGGATGATGACGGGATAGCAGAAATTACTGCCACGCTTCGTTTTGACCGTGCAATATTATTATTCTGATATATACTTAGTAAACAAGTATTTACGATATATAAAAACCAAATAAATTTTATTTGGTTTTTTTTATGTTAAAAAATTTTGAAATATGAAATTTTTTAACTAACTTTACCTATATAAAATATAAAAACATCGTGACTACATGTAGTTTACACACATTTAAGTAAATAATTAAAAATAAATTAAAAATGGATTACAAAGAATTTTTCTTAACGGATAATAAATCTGGTTGGAAAACCAGAGAAAATTTATTATTAAAAAATGAACCTAAAATATATGAAGAATTAAAAAAGTTTATAAATTTAAATTCGTTAAACGAATTAGCCTTCAAGCAACAAGTTTGGCATTTTATTAATAATGATAGTGAAATAAAGAAATGTTTGACTTGTGGTATTGAAGTTGGTTTTAAAGATACACTAACTAAGGGTTATAGAAGTTTTTGTTCATTAAAATGTACGAATGAAAATCCAATAACACAAATAAGAGCAACTAATCAAATAGAAAAAAAATATGGTGTTAAATATTTTCCACAACACGATACTTTTATCGATAAGGTTAAAGAGACAAAATTAAATCGTTATAGTGATGAAAATTATAATAACATGAACAAAAATTTAGAAACTAAAGAATTAATCTATGGTGATAAAGACTATAATAATAAACTTAAAAATAAAAAAACAACTAGAAATAATTTTTTAAATAGATTAAAATTAACAATTAAAGATGAAGTTATAAAATATGATTTAAATGATGATAATTTAACTTTAAAATGTTTAGAATGTAATAATGAATACAAAATTTATAATAATTTATTAAATTCTAGAATAAATGTTAATATAAAACCATGTACTATTTGTAATCCAATACGAGAAACTAATAGTATCCAAGAGAAAGAGTTATTTGAATTTGTATCATCGATATTACCCAATGTTGAAGTGTTAAATAAAGATCGAAGTCTTATTCGTAATTTTAAACCACTTGAATTGGATATTTACATTCCATCTTATAAGTTAGCAATAGAATTCAATGGATTATATTGGCATTCAGATAAATTTGAATCTAGTGAACATTTATTAAATAAAACAAAATTATGTGAAACTGAAAGGGTTAGTTTATTACATGTTTTCGAAGATGAATGGATTTATAAAAGAGAAATAGTCCAATCGATAATCAAATCTAGACTGGGTTTATCTGACACTAAAATATATGGTAGAAAAACAATAATTAAAGAAGTTTCACCAACTGAGGCTAAATTATTTTTAGATAATAACCATATTCAAGGTAATGTTAACGCTAAAATTAAATTAGGGTTGTATTATAACTATGAATTAGTTAGTTTAATGACTTTTGGTGGGTTAAGAATATCTATGGGGTCAAAAATTAAAGAAGATGATTCGTATGAGTTATATCGATTTGTAAATAAATTAAATACGAGTGTTATTGGTGGGTTTTCCAAACTATTAAAACATTTCATTAGTGAATATAATCCTAAAAATATTATAACATTTTCGGATAATAGATATTTCAATGGGGGTGTTTACACTTTAAATGGTTTTAATTATCTATATGATTCAAAACCCAATTATTTTTATATTAATAATCACAAAAGAGAATACCGATTTAAATATCGTAAAGATGTTTTGGTTAGTGAAGGATACGACATTAATAAAACTGAAAAGGAAATTATGTTTGAGAGGGGGTTTAATCGAATATATGATTGTGGTAATAAAAAATATATATTAAATTTAAGATAAACCTAAATCTTTTTAAAACAAAACAATCTTTATCAATTTTATACATATTTATAATAAACTTTAAACATGAGGAAAATCGATAAAAAAAATAATTTAAATAAGGCTAATTTATTAATTGAGCGTAGGTACTTAGAGTCAAAATTAATAAAAGAAGAAAAAGACATCAATCTTAATGATTTATTAAGTGGCTCTAATTCATCAGTTGAGCATCAAATTGAGATAATTGGTAATATGGTCTTAACTTTTGGTGGTTTTGATAAAGCTAGAAATGAAAACGTAAAAATGTTAAATGATGCAATTCAAAAAAAAGAACCAGAAAATGAAATGGTTTCACGATTTAGAATAAATTATATGGATAATAATAGGGATACTTTAGAAGCCATCTAATTAAACACAAATAAATTAGTTGTATTTTTAATTTAAAAGTATTTACAAAAAAACTTTATTTTTTATATTTAACTTAAAAAGTTATAATAAATATAAAATAAAGTTTTTATCTATGAATGAATCAAATAGTAAACCACAAGTTTTACCAACAAAAGATCAAAGAAACGAAATTAGTGAAGCACAAAAAATCGCATCATTTAATATTGAAAAGAGTCAAGCGATTAACGAAATATTAACTTCACCAATCGATACACCACCTAATCATAGTAATGCTTATGATCAAATGCGTGAAAATACTGCTAGACAATTAGAAGAGATGCGATTAAACGGTGTTGTTAGACATGAAGATAAGGTTGAAGGATCAACTATGACATCTGAGGAATTCAGAAATAAAAGTAATAATGATGAGATATTAATTCGTGATAAACAATTACAAAAAAATAAAGAACAAACGGCCGCATACCATAAACAATATGAAGAAGCGGCAAATAAGCATTTAATCGTTCCAGATCCAATAACACCAAATAAAATGACGAGTAATACCCCACCTATTCCACCTATTCCACCATCAACACCAACACAAAATTCATATGATGGTAATTATGGTAGAAACCCATCAAATATTGATCCACACATATTTAATTTAAGTCAACCTAATTATAATGCACCTTTTGATGTGATACCTTTACCTTCTGGTGGTAAATTATATCAAAATAAAAAAAGAAACGTTAGAATTAGTTACATGACCACTTCTGATGAAAATATTCTTACAAGTCCTAATTTATTAAATAGCGGTGAGTTTTTAGAAATTCTTATCAATAGAAAGTTATTGGAACCAGATTTAAGGTATAAAGATTTAACTGTTGGTGATAGAAATGCGATTATGATTTGGCTTAGAGCAACGGCTTATGGTGAAATGTACCCAGTTACAATAATGGATCAAAATAATGAACCATTTGATACTGATATTAATTTAAATAATCTTAAAACGATAGAATTAGGTGCTGAACCAGATTCTGAAGGTTTATTTTCATTTGTTTTTAAATTATCACAAGTTAACATAAAATTTAGAATGTTAACTTGTGGTGATATAGATTATATCGATAAATTAGTTACAGCTGATACTGAATCTGGATCACCTGTTGATAGGGAGAATGAATATAAATTCGAAAGGATGATAATTGAGGTTAACGGTGATAGAAATAGAACAGTTATTAATGATTTTGCTAATAACATTAGAGTTAAAGATGGTTCAGATTTTAAAACATATATTGAATCTATTGAAAGTGGAATTGATTTAAATATTAATGTTAGGACTCATGGAGGTGAGTCCGTTGACACATTTCTTCCACTTAACATCAGTTTTTTTTGGCCTAACTTCAGATTATAAAATACCGTTATTGGATGAGATTTATATCTGTAAACAAAACCTAGGTTTTAGTTATTCAGATGTTTTATCTATGCCAACATACGAAAGAAGATATTTCTTAGGGTTATTAACCAAACAAAAAACTTTAAATGAAGAGGCTAACGATAAACTTATCGATAAAGGGGAGAATAAAACCTCAACTGGTAAAGGTACTCGAAGTTCTACATTAAGTGGTAGTGCATTGAAATCAAAAATAAACTCTGGTGAAATACAATAAAAAATACCCACAATGTGGGTATTTTTTGTTTATATCATATTTATAATAAACGCTAATACACATGAGTAAAAAAATAATAATAACTGAATCACAACTTAAAAGACTTGAACAATTATTGTTAAAAGAGACACCTTTTGGAATGGTTTTAAAAAATACAATAAAAGTTAACGATATAATTAAAATCGAATGGAAAAACTCGATAAGTAATTTTAAAGTTATTAATTCAGATGATGGTCATGTCATTATGGATAATATTGATTCTGGATCCATAAATATAAATAATCGATATTTTATGACAACGTCATTTCTGAATGGTGATGTTTTGAAACTAAAAAAAGTTAACACAATAAAAGAAAAAGATAAACTTAACAATATTAATGCATGGACTAATATGTCTGTATCAGATATTAAAACAATAAAAGTGATTAGAAATGATCAAGTTGTTGATTTTGTTGATAATCCAGATGGTAGTGATAATGATAGTGATAGTGATAATGATAGTGATAACACATCTAGTATTGGATCAAATGACGAAAAAGAACCAGAAATTTTAAATATCATATCTAATGTAGGTGAAAATGAAGGTATCAAATTTAATATGATAAGTGGTGAGGACCTTAATTTTTGTTGTATTTCTGAGGGTGAGGACGGTATAGCCTTAAAATTGGATATGGAATCAAATAATACAAGTTTAGAAAAATGGTCAATATTTAAGATCAGATTAATTGATGAAGTTGAGGATATAGTGAGACAAAATGAGGATGGTGAATCATTTGATTTATTTGTGAGTGTTGAGGGTGAGGATGGTTCAAATTCGGAAATTTGGTTAAAAGGTATAATAAAAGCAACTAAATCAGCGACATGTGATTCTAAAGATACTGAAAGTTCTGAAGATACAACAAATAGTAATGATGAAAATGGTAAAGAAGATCAAGTAAATAAAATGAGTGCAGAAGCGATGAAAATATTGGTATCTGACCCAGAATTGAGGGGTTTATTCGATTCTCAACCTGGTTTTTGGAAAATGGTAGGTGCTGAACTTAAGGGTAAAACAGCTGAAAGAAAGGGTATAGTCGCAGCACTTAATGCTATTAATGGTAAAAAACTACAAAAGACGAATATCAAATTAGGTAGTCAGTTTTCCGCTAAAGGTAGAGTTTTATATAAACCATTAGAAGATGTTGATTTTTCATACACTGATATAGATGGTAATCCAGCAGTATTCACTAGAGAAAGTAAACGATTACCATATGAGGCTTTAGTAAATAATTTAACTTTAATTTCAAATTTAAATGATTTATATAGTGACAAAATAGTTTTAAGAAACTTATCAACTGATAGAGAAAAATATGAAATAACTATTTTGAAAAAAACAGCAGAACCTAATATTTATATTTGTAGATTCACTAAATTAATTAAATACGATAATGGTCAAATTGAAAGATTTGATGATGATAAAGATGTTGAAGTTCAATTCATTCAATCATTGGGATATAAAGAAATATAAATATGACAGCAGCACAGTTAAAACTAATAACTCAAGAACTACAAGAACAAGCTAGAGTACAAGCTAGTGTTTCTAGTAGTTTACAAGGTTATTTGGATGGCGTTAAGAGACTTAAAACAATTACTGCCTCAATAAACGCTAATAGAAAAGTTGAGGTCGAATTATTGGCTAAAATTAAGGCATTAGGTAGTGCGGCAACAGAAGTTGATAAAGCCAAACTTCAAATAATACAAGATCAAAACCAATTGTTGATTGATGGTGGTCGTATTCTTAGGGATAATCTAGAATCAGCTAAAAAAGGTAAACTATTATTACAAAAATTAACAGCTGATGGTATAAAAGGTGCAACAAATGCTTTCAAAAATTTACCAGGTTTAGTTCAAGCCTCATTTGGTAAAATAAAGGGTCTGGGTTTATTCGAAATGGATAAATCAATGAAAAACTCTGCTCTTTCAATGGGTGTTCTATCCAAAGGTGCTAATGGTTTTAGAAAAACTATAAAAAATGCTTCTATTGAAACAAATCAAATTGGTGTTGATGTTAATCAATTAGCTAAATTACAGTCAGCGTATAGTGATGAGATTGGTCGTTCAGTTGAATTAAACCAAAAAGGACTTGAAGCAATGGCTCAAATGGCAATAGCTTCTGGGTTAGGTGCAGAAGGTTCAGCTAAGATGACAGCCGATATGGACACACAGGGTCTTTCTGCTGAACGAACACGTGATTTGGTACAGCAAACTATGGAAGACTCACATAAGATGGGTTTAAACGCATCTAAGGTTATAAAAAATATGGCTGCTGGTGTTAAATTGCTTAATAAATTTAATTTTAAAAATGGAACCAAAGGTTTAGCTAAGATGGCTGAGACCGTAACTAGGTTAGGTGTTGATATGGAATTTGTATCTGGAATGGCTGAAAAATTATTTGATATTGAGGGGGCTGTTGATATGTCGGCACAATTGCAAGTAATGGGTGGTGAATGGTCTAAATTAGCTGATCCATTTAAACTTATGTATATGGCTCGTAATGATATGGAAGGTCTTACAGCTGCTATGGGTAAAGCAGCTGAGGCTTCAGTCAATTTTAATAAGACTAGTGGTGAATTCCAAATATCAAGTCTTGAAATGCATAAATTACGTAAGATAGCTGAACAAACTGGTGTATCTTATGAAGATTTAGCTGAAGCTGGTAAAAGGGCTAGGAAAGCAACTGAAATTAGTAAATCATTAAATTTGGATATAGATCCAGAAATGCGTGAGTTTATTACTAATAAAGCTATTTTTGATGAGAATGGTGGTCGTATTATGGTTGATGGAAATACTGTATTATTAAAAGCTTTAACAGTATCGGATAAAAAAATACTTAAAGCTCAGATGAAAGAATCTGAAAATATGAAAAAAAGAGCTCAAGATGCTGTATCATTTGATGAAGCAATAACAAATACACTTAATATTTTTAAGACATCATTATTACCATTTGTTGATTCATTGAATAAAAATTTAAAAGGTCCATTGGAAAAATTTGTTGCTAAAGCACAAAACGATAAATGGTTTGAAAGAATTGGTGAATTTGCTGGTAAGGTTGGTGATATTGTATCAGCTATTGGTAAATTTCTTTTAGTTAACCCAGCAGTAGCTATTGCTGGTATTTTTAGTAAAACAATACTTAATGCTGCAACTTGGATAACTAATGGTATTTTATTAGCTAGAGCTTTTAATTCTGTAGCTAGTGCTGGTGGGTCTGGTAGGGCTAGTAGGGCTGGTGGTGATGATTCTAATCCTACTCCATTTACTGTTGGTAATGGTATTACTAAGGCTAGTAAATTTGGTAGTAAATTTGGTCATTTCGCAAAAGGTGCTCCAGCTATTGGTACTGGTTTATTTTCAGCTGTTGGTAGTGGATTCGATGAATGGAATGAAAATTCAGAAAAAGGTATGGCTACTGGTGAAAATATTGGTAGAACAGCAACTAGATCCATTGCTTCTGGTGGTGGTGCATGGGGTGGTGCAGCGGCTGGTGCTTCAATTGGGTTAGCTGGTGGACCTATTGGTGTATTATTAGGTGGTTTGATTGGTGGTATTGTC